TTTGTTGAAAGCAATTGTCTTGGGGTCACGATTGGCTGAACCGTAGAAAGCATTATTCAATCGTACATCCTGCCCGAAGTCTCGCACGGGTTTATGATCAACCATATAAGTAACAGTGTTGTAGGCACCCCATAGAGTACCTTCAGCACTTTCAAGGTTCCAGCCTGGATTGATTGCAACGTCCTTCTCAGATATCAGGCTAGCATCACCTTGTATCTCTTCGATGGTTTTACCAGCAACCAACCCCTGAACCTGTTCATTAAGTTTCGCAATGACCTGATCCTTGGTTTCTTTTCTGCTTGCTTCGCTGCTGAACTCTTGACCACGAAAATACGCCATTGCTTTTCGTACTGCCTCCGATTGGATAACCGCGCCGCTGTCGGTTGTTCGTTCCTTGCCGCCGAAGACATCACGAAAATATGTCAACTCTTCTTCGCCGCTGAGTACTTTTCGGGCCATTGCCTTTGCAACTTCTTCCAGCTCGCCAAAGTTTTGAGCGCTGACACCAAGGGCAACCTTTAACGCTTCTGCGTCAAATACCGCTCTATGGTTATGAGTGACAATATCATCTGCACCACGCATTGCCATTCTCATTGTATTGGCACAAACAACACGCACTGGCGTATTCAATGCACTGTTCGCATGTTTACCAGTATGACTAATAGTGAAAAGCAGATTGTTAACTACCTCGTCATTGCCGCCAAGTGTAAATGCCTCAAGTGTTGTTGCCATACACCAGACTTTTCTGCCACCTGATAGAACACCAGCCGTATGTAGATACATTGATTTGTTGTCGATGAACTCCTGAAAGAACTCAAACAGCTCATTGTTCTGGACGGGTTTGTAATCACCAGCAACATACTCGCCAAGTACAGCACCGTCTGATAGCCGTTCAATAAAGTGGCTGTTCTCAATTGGCTGGCTTGGGTTGGTTAGATGTTCTGGCGGGTAATGGTTTTGAGTTAGGGCTACTTGCCAATCTGCACCCGCTGCCGCCATCATCTCTGCAGGTGTCAGGTCATTGTTTACTGGTTGACCTAAACCGTGCCAAGGTACTTCGCCAGCAAAAGCCATCGTTTCTATTTCATGTGACATAATTATTTTCCTTTCTAGTTATGTCGGTTGGGTTGAGGTAGTTACTTATATATATAGCGGTTCGCATCGATTGCAAAATGTTTTCTAGACTTTTATTACACCCTTGTGTTCAAGCAGAATTATTGAAAGATTGCAGCGGCAGCACCCACCACCGCCACGAAGCCAACCGCCGCCGCAGCGACTGCCGCCACCGCCGCCGACACCAGTAGCGCGGCGAGCAGGTTAGTTGCCAGTGGCTGAATAAAGTTAAGGGCTGACAATTTCATGGCTGACAATTTCATGATGCATCTTGCCAATATTTTATAAGGTCATCACGTTCTTTGATTAGTTCTGCTTTTCGTTTGTTAGCTTCTGACAATTGTCCTTGAAGTAAATTGACATTCTCTCTTAAAAGAACAATCTCATTGATTAGTTTTTCTGTCTTTAACATAACATTCAATCACAACTATGATAACGGTGTAGTATACCAACATATTCAGTTTTCTTTGTTGCATTGTCAAAGTGTTCAGCTTTAGAGACTACACTTGTTCCATAACCTGCAGGGTGGTACTGGTTGCAATACCAGGTTATACCCTTGTCTCTCTGTTCTTTGGTGTCACCCTTAACGGTGGCAGTTATACCAAACTCCCCACGCTGTTCCTCTTTATAGTTCCAAGTCATGTTGTACCCTATCCAGCAAAATAAAAGATTATAAACACAAGCAGTGCAATTGCTGCAACACCAAGCCCCAACTTCAGAAACTCATAAAACATGATCAGCCTTGCAAGCTATTATAAATCTGTCGTAAAGGTTATCGCTGCAATAGTTGCACTCTTGCCCTGTATGGAGTTTGATAGTTTTTAGTTTATCTGCAAATACCTGTACAAGGTCCAATCTAACCTTTTCTGCTAATTCTTCCTCACCTTCATACTTACCAGAATATACAAAGCTTCTGAATAGGGCAGCAACAGTATCAACAGGTATGTATTCAGCATATAGTGGCAAGTCGTGGTCCTTTTCTGTGCTAAGTTTTCTTACCATAGTTTTTAACCTTTTCTACAATGGTTGTTGTGTTGTTGTGAGTGTAACATAAGAGACAATCCTTACACTTCTGTCCTGTACAATTCTGTTCATCTATAAATCTGTCAGGAGATACATTATTGAATGTCTTGTCAAAGTACAGTGGTAGCTTATACATGATGTCATCTATGTACGGATTAGAATAAACAAGTATAAGATTGGAAGGTTTAGGATTATTTCTTTTATACATAAATGCACCGCTAAAGAACCTGTTAATTAACTGTTTCTTTTTAGTCCACAATGTAAAGGTGCAATCAGGATTATGTCTTGTAATATTAACAAGGTTCTGCAGGTGTGTCCTGTTTATCAATTCACCATGAGCATTAAATCTGAATTGCTTGTCTTTTATTACAGGTAGTTCATCCTTGGATAGGTAACGGCTGCTTAATAGATCACTGTTACGTTGTAATGCACTGGCTACATTCTTTCTAAATCCTTCAAGTAATGCCCAGCTATAGCACTCAACGCAAATTACCTTCTTGCTCTTTTTGCGCCTAGCAGTACCACGATGCATTGATTGGCAGAAATCATTGGATAGTGTGTTGGTACTAATAGCGTGAAAGTTTTCAAGCTTGCCGTCCAACGTGCTAATAAATACAGGAGACTTCATTTCAGCCCCCTTAAATTCTCGTGGTGTACTGTTGCATTAGAAGAATTCCAATCTGAAGTTCTCTTGCAAACTTGGCATACACGTTCTCCGAAATGTCCTGACTGAAACACAGCATTACACATAAGACATTTCCTTGTCTTGGCTTGTAAAGCTTCATCTGGTTGAGGTTTGCTGTTCTGCCGATAAGAACGGCCCCTATACTTCATCTTTGTCATTTTGGCTCTTTCCTTTGCCAGATAAATATTGAGGTGTCGGGTCACCTGTCAACTTTTTGGTGAACCAGTTATGCGCCTTTTGCCATAGAGAAAAGCCCAAGTCAATAACTTTTATTACAGTCTTATGTTTCAACAGATAGGACATAAGGCAAAATTCTACCGCAGCAGTTGCGCTACGTCTACTGCCACCTCTGCAAGATGCAGCACCACCTCGACACAAAGCAACAGAAGGACAGTTTCAAGGCTGACAATTTTAAAGGCTGACAATTTAAGGGCTGACAATTTTAAAGGCTGACAATTTAATGACCTAGCTCAGTATTGCGCTTTACTGCTTCCTCTCTTGTCATGCATTCAAATGTTTCAACGCTGACAAGTTTGTTTCCAAAGTGTTTACCAATTGACAGCAACATGGAATCTTTCTGGTGTCTTATATACTTCTGACATAATTCCTTATTGTCATATGGGTAGGTGTACTGTATCCATCCAAGAGATGGTTGAACATCAAGTACAATCAGGGCAGTAACAAAGAAAACTACTGACATTATATCTTCTCCAGTTCTTTACGTAATTCTTCCATCCTGTTGACAATAGCTGACAACTCTTTTGAGATGACATCCAGATTATGTATTGCTGTATCAAACCCCTTCTTCAGCCTTGGCATCCGTCCTGTCATGTACTCATCCTCGTAGGGAGTACGTATATGATAATCATCAACCATCAGTGCATGGTCCCTGATGCAGCAGTCTCTTCCAGCATCTCTTCCTTTATCTCTTCAAGAGCTTCCTCTGCATGTTGTTCTACCTGATGTCCCAGCATATGATCCAGCTCACCAACAATAAATTTTGTTGCCTGTAAACCGCTTGGTGCAGCCTCAACTATCTGATGAAACACTGCATGTGTAGCACCCTGCAGAATACTTATCTTGGACATGTTGTCCTTAGTCGCTTTAAGCAGTGTCTCCAGTTCAGCAGTTATAGTGTCAAAGCTCTCCATTGCGCTAGCAGCTACATCCTTTTGTTTCTTTTCTTCCATATCAACTCCTTTTAATGAAAGGTAATGTCATCAAAATTACTCTCTACCTTGTCATGCAACATTGGAATAGTCTTGATGGCTTCTTCTAAAATTTCTTCTATCTTGTTTACATCCAGAACAGAACAATACATCTCTATACATGTCTTTAACATAACACCGCAACACATAAAAAGGGAACTTGGGGTATCCCCTCTTATGTGCTTTGATACCAGATCATAGAGACTCTGTTGAAACTGTGCCATCTCCAGATCTGTAGGGCGGGGCATTGATCAGGCCGCTAGGTCCATTGTAACACCACGACATCTTACCCACTGCAGGGTTTCTATGTTGATGTTGCGGTATTGTTTTGCACTAGGCTCCCATCCAACAAGATAGGTGTTGGGGTCAGCAGACTGTGCGCCACCCTTGGAGTGCTTCTTGACGTTGAGCCTACAGGTCATTATTCTTTCAAGGCCATCCTTCTTGATAAAGGACACAGTGAAAAAGCGATTGCCTACAAACTGCTCAAAAAGCTTTCTAAAATAGTATGAATTAAACATATTTTTCCTTTCCAAAATTAGTTCTTGACAAGTAGTACGACGACCACTTATAAAGAGCAACGGGTTGGATGTCAACACCTAATTATATACATAGTAACTATGGGCTACAAAAGAAGACAAAAAGATCTTGAACGTAAGCAGAGGCTGAGAAATCCCTATGCTAGATCACTTAGTAATACTAAGTATAGACAAAGAATAATTAAGAATAAGAAAAAGAAACCTAGTAAATATAAATTTAATCTAAGTAATGCATTTGAGCTTGATGATAAGGAAAATTGAACAGATGAAATGGTACAAGATAAAAGCAACAATGTCTACGGGTCTCTATGCTTTTGTTGAAGCAGAAAGTGAAGCAGAAGCTTATCAAAAAGCCCGTGAGGGTGAGCCTGATGCAGGAGATTACGTTGAAGAAGTAAACGGTGGCGATTGGAAAATTAATGCTTCTTATGAAGTACGTTCAAAAGATCCTAAATTAGAACGATGGCTTTCAAGGTAAGCAGATGACAACCTACATCCTTGACATAGAAACCAATAGTGTGGATGCCACTAGAATATGGTGTGTTGTCCTCAAGGAGTTAAGGGCTGACAAATTCAAGGTTATAGAACGGCCTGATGATCTATCCTTCCTGAGTGATACTGACATTCTTGTAACATACAATGGCATACAGTTTGATATTCCAGTACTTAACAGGTTATGGCGTACCAACATAAAGATATCTCAGGTTCGTGATGCTCTTGTAATGTCTCGTCTGTTTAATCCTAACAGGGAAGGTGGTCACTCTCTCAAGTCATGGGGAAAACGTATGGCATTTGAGAAGATGGACTTTGACAAGTTTGCAACATTCACAGAAGAAACAGTAGAGTACTGTAAGCGGGATGTTGCTCTTACAGAGAAGGTATATCTTCACCTGCTACGGGAGGGAGAAGATTTCTCTGACAAATCCATAGAGCTGGAACACAGAATTGCATACGTAGTGAACCAGCAGACAGAAGCTGGATTCTATCTCAATGAACGCAAGGCTCATTCCCTTTATGTTGAAACCAAAGGCAAGGCCAGAAAGATACAGGAAGAACTGCTTAGAGAGATGAAACCCAAGCCAAAGTTTATACGAGAGGTAACACCAAGGATAAAGAAAGATGGTGTTCTTTCTCTTGTAGGACTGAGAGATATAGTAGATGCTGACAAAACAGTAGCTGGCCCCTTCTCACTGTTTAAATTTGAACCCTTTAATCTTGCAAGCCCCAAGCAAATAATAGAGAGACTTAACGTCTATGGCTGGAACCCTGTTATATTTACACCAAAGGGTTCCCCAAGAATATGTGAACAGAACCTGGATACAATATCTGACAATGCACCAGCAGCCATCAGGAAGCTTGCTGAGTGGAAGATGCTGGAATCTCGCTGGAAGACCGTAGAGAGCTGGCTGGACGCTTGTGGTGCTGACAGCAGGGTACACGGCAAAGTGTTCACTATGGGTGCTGTGACGGGCCGTATGACCCACGCTGACCCCAATATGGCTAACGTAGTGTCCTCTGACAAGCCTTACGGTAAAGAGTGCAGGGAATGCTTCACAGTTGAGGATACTGACAACTACAGGATTGTTGGAATGGATGCCAAAGGTCTGGAACTAAGGATGTTGGCACATTACATGAATGATTCTGGGTACATTGATATTGTGTTGCATGGTGATCCACATGCTGCTAATCAGGAAGCTGCTGGTCTAGCTACAAGAGCGCAAAGTAAGACATTTATCTATGCCTTTCTTTATGGTGCTGGTGTAGAGAAACTAGGCAGTGTAGTAGGAGGCACTGCAAGAGATGGTGCAAGATTACGCCGTAAGTTCCTTGACAACATGCCCTCTCTGAATAATCTTATAGACAGGGTACAGGCAGCAGCAGAAAGGGGCAACGTAAGAGGTCTTGATGGTCGCCGTATTCTTATAAGGCACCAACACGCTGCCCTCAATTCTCTACTGCAGGGAGCTGGAGCTATTGTATGTAAACAATGGAGCATTTGTATGCACCACTACATACAACGTAACAAGCTGGATGCTCGACTTGTCAACACCATACATGATGAGCTACAATACGAAGTACATACAAAAGATGTACAATCCATGCTGGAAGGCTCTGATGAAATGATGCAGGAAGCTGGTAAGCTTCTTGGTGTAAGACTAACACTTAACGCTGACGCGAAGGAAGGTAGAACATGGGCAGATACCCACTAGAAATGGAACATGGACAAAGGGCAGAAAATTGCTTTAAAGGTCTGGCTGAAAGACGAGGCTACACTGTAATAAAGACAAGCCCCTCAGTTGACATGATGCAACACGTAGATTTTATACTGACAAGAGACGAGGAAAGGTTTGGTGTTGACATAAAGGCCAGAAAGAAGGCTTCAAGACAAAGTAATTCCTACGATGACGAGTATGTATGGGTGGAGTTTCATAATGTTCGTGGAGATCCTGGGTGGCTCTATGGAGGTGCTGACAAGATTGCATTTGAACAGGCTGACAAGTTCGTGTTGGTAGACAGGGAAAGCCTGAAGGATTATTGTGAAACTACTGTAGCCCCTTTATTTGTTGACAAGTCTAGCGATGCAATCTACAAGTGCAGACAGAGGCCCAATCGCAAGGATGTAATCAGCCGCATCCCCATAGCTGACATTATACATCCTTATTCTTTTACAGAAGAAGTAGAAATCTGGAAAAAAGAGGTTGACAAGGTTTCCTAGAGGTCTATAATAGACATATTGTGTAACATAAACAAGCGAAAGGTAAAGCTATGATT